TTAACATAACACATATAATGCGCACTGAATTGAGGATCCCACTGGGCTTGAAAACGCTACGGCAAATCCTGCACAAGCCATTGAAATTCCTGCTAATCCAAGCCCGTTATACTTTTTTGCGATGTTTTCCCACATGCCGCGAATCTCTGGATTCTCGTTGCGATCAGCGTGACAACCTAACAATGCAATCTCTGGGTCTATTCCTGATGCTTTCGCCAGAAAAACTGCTTCTGAATCAGAGATATAGCGCTTTCCTTTGCGCATTTCACTAATTCTAGACGCTTGCACATTCAAATCAGCTGCTATTTGTTTGTCTTGTACGTAGTTTTGAGCCTTTTTGTAGGCATCTAACAGTTCACTTTGATACATCTAAATTCCTCCGTTTCCAACATTCTAGCTCATCTGTTCCGATTTTTCGTATCTTGAACTTCCGGAAATTCGGAATTAGGATTCCGTTAAATCGGAATTTGACCACCTTGGTTTAGGCGTTTGCCCTTGACGCTTTCGTCTGGCCTTGGTGGTTACTCTCAACTAGTCAAGGTGTTTGGTTATGCTTACGGAACAAGTTAAAACTCTTATAGAAAAAGAATCTGAACTTAGTCCACGTTTATCTGGCGTTTTCTTCCGTAAGCATCTTAACCAATCCATGTATGCTGACGGCGGCCAACTAACTCCGTTCGCTATTGAGTGTCATCGTTACTTTCAAGAATTGAAACGTTCTGCTGAGAAAAAAGCGTTTGCAGCTCGCCTTCAACAAGAACGCGTTCAACACGAACAGCACCAAGCTTCAATTAAGAAAGCCAACCAATCCGTTTGTAAGTCTGCAAACCATTCCCGTGCCCGCTTCATCGGCTCATTGCGCTTCGAGCTTAATGCTGGCGTTCTCGTTGTTCGCTCTGTTTCTAAATCTATTCAGCACCCAGCTAAGTTAATTCGTCGTTACCTGAAAAAACTCGGTGTACCCAAACTTGGTAAGTCTTTGTCTGATGGTGTTTCTTTTAAGGGTGACGCTGTCACTCAAATTATAGACGCTCTTCAGGCTAAGCATGCTACGAACCTGACCGTTCCCACTAATACTGATTTCAAGCAGCAATCTGTTTTCGAGTATATCCGCTCTTTTCTAAACGAATTATCAGCTCTTGGGTGTAATCACTTGGAGGCTCAACCATGAGCCTAGCCCAAACCATCTATTACGATTTGTTGCCTGATTACACGGTTTCCGTGTTGGTCAAAGGCTGTGAAGAATGGGATTTGCTCAAGTCTATGTCTCATCTCGAATCTTGGGCTTCGTCTGAATTTGTCTCTTACGAGTTGGTATCTATCACCAACACCACTTACCAAGAACGCGTTGATTTAGGGGTCTTCGATGACTACTGCAACTAACATCCTTAAGAAATTCGATGAGCAGTCTGTTCATATTGACTACCTGTGTTTTACATTTGCAGTCAAGGACTTACGCCATTGTCACAACGCGATTCAACGTCTTCACAAGCATGAGGAATACAAAGGTTTAGCACCTAAATCTCTGTTACAGCGTCACTGTAAGGCACCCAAGTTCCCTGCTCCACCTCAGTTTAATGCGACCATTGCGGGCACTGCTGAAGAGATTGAAGCGTACAACAGCGCCTTTGATATCTGTTACCGCAATTACCTAGAAGATTGCCTGCGCATCTTCACCAATCAGGTGCTTGGCTTGTCTCTTTCTGCACCTCGGGGCCTCGGCTTTCAGTTCTATTCTGAGTCTATGAAGTTGACCTCACCAGATGGTGAAGACTTCTGTGGTTTCGTGGGTATTGGTGGCAACAATGACACGGTGCATTTCCAAATTAATGGCACTGGTTGTAAGCATGTGTTTGCTCGTCGTGCGCCTTGGTCGCTGCATGATTGGCTAACAAACGTTCTTGGTGTTCAAACACTCGCTCGTGTCGATCTCGCTTACGATGATTACGACGGTATCTTTGATTGTGAATACGCGCGCAAAGCATGGAATGATGATGCTTTCCGTACAGCTGAACGTGGCCGTAATCCGGTTCTGCATGTTGACCATACGATTGCGGGCTTTCGTGATGGCCGTCCTGATTACACCAAAGAGCAATACTCTGTCGGCTCTCGTACTTCTCGCATTTACTGGCGTATCTACAACAAGGCTCTTGAGCAGAAACTCGCGAACACGGGTCTTGTTTGGTACCGCTCAGAAGTTGAACTTAAAAAATGGAACATCGATGTGCTGTTGAATCCTGCTGGCGCATTCGCGGCCATCAACGACTTCGCAGCGTCGATTTCTACTGCAAAACAATTCAATACAAAACCAGTCCCGACTAAACGTGTGGCGCTAGACCTGTTGGCCTCGGCTCACTGGATGCGTCGCCAGTACGGGAAAATCCTTAACTCTTTAATCGAATTCCATGAGGGCGACATTGAAACCGTTGTCGGCTCACTCGTCCGTGATGGAACCAAATTCACCTTCCCCGATACCTACGGCAAGTTGGTGACACACATATTGGAGACCTAACAAATGGCTAAATCTGTTTTTGTCCTAGGCATGGACATCACTTGGAACTCGGCACGTGGTGACAGTGCTCAACTAAACATCTCGCGTCCACTACGTGAAATTAACTCGGAGAAATTCAAGCGTCGCACCATCGGCGAATCTGGTGACGTAAACCCACAATGGGATCAACCTTTGATGATTGATCATGAATACGCCCTGCTTCTTGAGCGCACCGGTGCTTTGGTTCCTCGTCGTGAGTACCAATTGCAACTTGAAATCAACCCAGAAGATCCATTGGCGGGTGCCATCGTGACAGCGCTTATTCCTGTCGACGCAGAAATTAAGAAGCACTTCGAAGCTTCAATGAAATCAGTTCAAGGTTAGAAAAAATGTCTGTATGCGTCACCGTTGTTAACCAGTACGGCAATTTAAAAGCGACGAAGACTCACGTCGACAATTGCCAAGAATACATACTGATTTCAGCGGTGGAGTATCAAGAATATAAGGACCCAGTCCTATTCAATGGTGACTTGTTCCTATATGTCAGTGGCGTGCTCTTGATCAACATGTTTGTCGGTCATTGGGTAGGTCGTGTTGTTCGCCTTATGAGTAAAAGGTAATTCAAATGAAAAAACTAGAACTTGTTGTAAATAACGTAAAACACGCAGTCGTAAACAAGAAAACAGCCGTAGGCTCAGCGCTTATGCTTGCTTCTGTTTCTCCAGCTTTTGCTGATACACCAGACTTAACTGGTTCAATTAACACTGCTGTGAGTGGTGGTCAAAGTAATGTGGCTCTAGTCGTTGCTGGCCTGATTGGTATGGCTGCACTGGGCTTTGGCGTCAATATGATTGTGGGTTTCCTTCGCAAGTAACGGTACGTTTTAATGCCTCCTTTATCTGGTAACTTACTTGGGGATGTTCTCGCTATCGTTCTGGGTATTTCCTTTGCGGGGGCATTTCTCCACGGCTTTGTGAGTGGCATCAATACTCACTAATCAGTTAATCAAGGGGGCTTCGGCTCCCTTTTTTATTGGTTTCAGACAATGATTCATTTTCTGCGCTTTTCTATTGTCCTTTTTGTTCTATGTTTCAGTAATTTAACGTTCGCTTTAGAAGCTTATGTTAGTTATAGGCAAATGACGGGCTGCGGCTCTACGGGCGAATGGGTTGATCCTAATCAGGTGAACGCTTGTTTTATGAAGCATGATTATATTCGTTCATGCACATTTCAGAAGGTAACCTATGCTAACGCTCGCTATCCTTATCAGACAGTTTGTGACAATTCACTTGCTCTTTCTTATTCAGAGGTTCGTTGCCCTGCAAACAGTGAATTCGACCCTTCAACATTGAGGTGTAAATCTCAATGCGAATACGGCGCAAATCCAGACGGTTCATGTATGGATGCTTGCCAATTCAAACAGTCAACGGGGGACGAAAGACGCCTTCAGTGGCTGGCTTATGTTTACGGCGAACAAGTCACGGGGGCTTGTTATGGTGACTTTGGCGCGACTCGTTGCGAACTCTCTCGTATTCCAAGCGACAGCACGCTTTGCACTGATGTTGATTCTGGTGAGTTTACGCAAAACACCTTATGTCACGGTAATTTCGAATTCACAGGAAATCAGTGTGATGGCGGTACTTTATTCTGGGGTACGAACGGACCTGATGAGCCAATTATCCCAACGGATCCAACCCATGACCCCGATGACCCAACAGGCCCTATAGAAGATCCTAGTGTCTTGCCTGATGACTCGACCAATACATTCAACAAACCTGACGTAGAAGATGAGCCGGATGTGGAAGAACCCGACACAGATGAATCGACAGACACGGCAGTTGTCAGCGCCATTACAGGACTTAACAAAGATATTAACACTGCCCTTCATGATTTGAATTCAGACATCAATGAAACTCAAGGCGCTATCGTTAATGAGTTGATTGCAGTCAAAGGCTCGCTTGTCGATAACACGCAAGCGACACAAGAACAGCAAATCAATGACAACAAGATATACAACAACACTAAAGCGCTTATCCAACAAGCCAATGGCGACATTACAACAGCGGTCAATAAGAGCACCAATGCAACTAAGGGTGTCCGTGAAGACTTACAAGGCTTAGGTGATTCGATTGGCGAATTGGGTAATAGCCTTGATGGTATCGAAGAACTGCTTAAAGGCTCTGGTTTCAATTCCCCTTACGGTGATGATGTGCCTGAGCAAATCTTCGCCTCGTCTGATTTCATCGCTATCAATGAAACCATCGCAGAGAAAACTCGCTCAATTGAAGACTACGTTGATGAAATCAAAGGTCTGGTTTCTATCGGTACCAACTTCAATAACGGCTCGTTAAGCGATCGGTCTTTCACCGTTAAAGGCACCAAGGTTGATTCTGGCCTACAGCGTTTTGATGACGTTTCGCCTTACGTTCGCCCTGTCATTCTCTTTATCTGCGCGCTCATTGCGCTCTACATCTTGTTTGGTCAACGGAGTAAATAACGTGGATTTCATTTATTCAGCGCTCGATTTTATCGCCAACGTCGGCCAAACCATGGTCGAGTTCATCCAGTACATACCGGATTGGATCATCAATTGCTTTGACTACGCGCAGCTTTGGTTTTTGTCTCTTTGGCTAGAACTAAAAATCTCATCGATTCAGTTAGCGCTGAAAATTGCTCAAACCTTGCTATCAGAGTATGGCGTTTACACGCTGGTTGAATCTCATTTCAATGCGCTCCCTTCTGATGTTCGTTACATCCTCATTCAATACAACGTGACAGGAGGACTACGCATAATTTTCGATGCGTTTGCAACGTCCTTAGTCATGCGTTTCTTTAACTGGTGATTCAATGGCAACTTCATTTAGATATGGTCACGGCGGCTCATATAAATCAGCGTGTGCAGTGTGGTTCGACTTACTGCCAGCCCTTCGAGAAGGTCGAGTCTGCATCACCAATATTCATGGTATGCAGCCGCTCGACATTATCGAGAAACGACTGGGGGAAAAGTTTCCGGACAGTGCTCGCCTCATTCGTATCAGCTCGCGTAATCCCGAAGGCTTCGAACTTTGGAAGTACTTTTTCTGTTGGGCTCCGATTGGCGCCTTCATCCTTATTGATGAATGTCAGCAAATCTTCTCGACCAACGCAGGTTTTAAGATGGCCAACATACACAAGCGCCCTTTCACTGACTTTGAGTCTCATCTACCGGAGGGGTTTTCTGAGTTGTTCCACTCACGCTGGCTGACTGTGGACACATCAACGCTAGACAACGGCGAGATAGACGATTGTCAGCGTACACGTTTTGATGAACAAGGACGGATTATCTACCCTGAGAACTTCAACAACGCTTTCATGGAGCACCGCCACTACAACTGGGACATTGTTTTATTAACGCCCGACTTCGCCCAAGTTCCTAAAGAGCTTAAAGGCGTGGCCGAGCTGGCCAAACAACACAAAGGGAAAGACGGGATCTTTTTCTCTAACCGTAAGCCTCGAATCTTAGAGCATGACCCAACACGAACTGTGACCAAACCAAGCAAAGACGATGTGGTTTACAACCTCAAGGTACCGCTTGATGTTCACCTGCTCTACGCCTCTACCGTTACGGGACAAATCACCAAAGCGGGTCTTGGAAAGAACATCTTTCTAAACCCTAAATTCCTAGCCGCTATGGCACTGATAGTACTTTCATTTGGGTATATCACTTATGCAATTATTAATATGGTTTCTGGTTCTGAGGCGTCAACTGAAACAGGAACGCAGCCTTATCAAGCTACGCAGCAAAATCCGGTATCGTCTCCACAAGGTCAAGCTCATCATCACCAAGGTTCTGCGGGTCATCCTGTCGTGGGTTCTGGTCGTTCTAACTGTAAGGGTACTGATTGCGGGACTCGGCCTTATCATGACATAGGCAACGTTCCGGCTTGGTTCCCACTATCCAACTCCGAAAGCATCTATGTGTCTGCGGTTGAGCGTTGGCACAAACCCAACTCAATTCGAGTGAGTGTCCATTTTGAGGTAATAACACCGAGAGGTGTTAGCTACCTCGATGACTCGTTTCTTAAAAAGCTAGGTATTCAAATGGATTATCTAGACGACTGCCTTGTCCAGCTGTCTAGCGGTGAATCGAACTTTTACGTGACTTGTTCCCCTTACGAGCAATTCGCACAAGTACAAGAGCAAGACATAGAACTTAAGCCCGTTGGCGGTATCTTTGGCGGAGACGAAACCTAATGAACGAATATGTGACACATGGGCAGTTGGTCGAAATCATCGAGCTGTTCGACCACCTCTCAATGATGAACGCGATATAAGGTTAGCACGGATTGGGCATCGCCCCGACCGAAGGGAGTCACCGAGATATAAGGAGTTGCGAAGCGACGACGAGGCACCAAGCCGCCCACACAATTCAAGATAGCGTAACAATCAAATCGGCGCGGTTAGCAGTCCAATCCTACTTGGGAGCCGCCGCCCTACTTTCCTGCCAAGCCCGCCTTGCAGAGCCTCACCACAACAGAGGCGCGCAAACCCACTGGAACACATCTGAACTATCAACGCCAAAGCTTTGCGAGTGCCGAGCAAGGCTTTCCCCTATTTATATTGATTTGGTTTGACTGCCGACCAGAGCGCGGAGCAAGTGAGGACGGGCTAGGACGATTGCGCGACGTGCGGCGGGAGGTCAAAACCCCCGTATCTGTATTACGGGGGTAAATTCCACAAGACTTCAACGTATAGCAAAAAAACACCAATAACCACTTGTTTGTCATGGTTATTGATTGTATATACCTGTTGATGCATAAAGACGGTAGCCATTGTTTAATCTCATCTCGCTACGGTCAATATTGTGCTTCTAAATTTTACTTTTGTGTATGAGGATTTATGGACAAGGCTAAAAAGCATCGAATTTTGTTTGCATACTATTCTGAAGCTTGGCGTTACGGGCACCACAAAACAGAACAGTTAGAGAGTATGGCTGAATGCATCCCCCCAGATGAGTATTCTTCTGAAATGTATGGCAAAATATTTTGCCCTCGTTGTGCAACGCCTCTATCTAGAACCCCGACTGACAGAGGAGTTACAACAAATAATGTTACCGCATTCTACAAGCACGGAAGTTCAAAAAAATACCCGAAACCTTGTGTTTGGAGAGTCTTGAAGCCTCAAGGGTTGAAATATGTTAATGAAGAAGAAGTAAAGAAAGCTATCGAGTCGAAAGACCTTATGGTTGTGAGTGGATGGAAAGAATCTCCACCTAGCGATGAAGATGATCTAGATATTCAAGGTGAGTATACTAAGACTGCAGTTGAAGACTCTAAAGGTCCGGAGACTCAGTTTCCAATTGGCCGCCACAATGGTAAAGAATTCTCAACGCCCTCTAACCTGTCTACAGTGATGGCGTTGTGTAAAGATTTTCCAAACAACCTTAGGAAAGGTTTCTACTTTCCCAACTCAAAATACCCAATGCTACTATCAGATCAACTTTACTCGACTACGAAGCTAAGTGACGTTTTGCCTAAAAATGAAACTCTACTTTTTGGAAGAATAGTAGAGTATCGCACCCTTAATTTCAGGCACGTGATAGAAGTTGATTCTGGGGACTATTATTTTAAAGTTTATACGAAGCCAGAATATGATAAGAGAAAACGGTTAGATGCCAGATCTGTAGGGCGTTATTTGATTTTCTCCACCACTCCTTACTGGGAAAGCAAAGGAAGTACTGTCGCTGCGAAGCTTAACCTTTGGGGGGCATATAGTGTATTACCAAGGAAGTATGATAAATACATTAAAATGCTTGAAATTTAATGGAAAAAGCCAAATTAACAGTTACCAATTTGAAAGCCTTTTGAAACACATTCATACACTTTCGGGTAGGAAATATTACGCATTGAGACGCACATCCAATGCTGATAATGATGGGCTATCGAATTTGAATTGGGAAGCTGATAATTGGAGTCAATAACTGCGAGGTGGTTATTTCAAACTTCAAATCTATACATTTAAAGGAGATACTCCAATGACATGTCAATTGGCTCACCGCTACAATGTAGTTCTAGAAAGCTTACCTAAAGATCAAAGTCCTTATAACGGAAGGCATAAATGTGCAGGGTGTGCTTACGAAAAAGGTTTTTCTGATGGATTTCATCGTAACCCAACTGCGACTATCGATTACAGTTCTTTACCCGATAGTCAAGCCGGGCATGGAAGACATAAAAGTGTCCACGCTGCTTATGCCTTAGGTTACTGGAATGGTATTCAAAGCTTTTACAACAATAATGAAGGATGATTACGTTGGACGTTAGAGACGAGTTTTCTGCTGAGGTTTTATCTGCGATCGATAAATCTAGTTATTTGGGTTATTACCCGACAGCTTTTCTCAATATGATCAAGACACGCCACCCTGTTGAAGTAGCGAAGTTC